ACAGGTTGCCTGTGTCGTACATCTTGACGTCTGTCCCGAGCGGTTGTGCCCCGGGCCGAACGAAGTAGGTCTTCTGCTTGGCCATGTCTTCACGCGCAGAAGTGTGGCAACAAGGCTCCCAAGGAGCACTTCTCACCGCGTTTCGATACGCCATGGCCTGCTGCTTGGTCAACGGAGCAGCATCCGTCGCGTCGTAGTCCACCGACTGCAAGAGCGAACCCCCCAGGGACGAAGGGGCCTCTGTCTCGTAGCAGAACTTGAGCTTGCGGAACCTGTAGCTCTCAAAGTTCTTGGCAACATTGGACAGCCACGGGAAGGTGGCCACCTGCCCCGGGTTCAGCACAAACTGCGTTGCCTGAAAAGTCGAGGGGCTACCAGTGTTGGCAACGATGTCCTGGATGTACTCCCTGTGCGCAATAAGACAATCTCCGTTGCGCATTGTGGTCATTCTTGGGGCGCCGGTCTTGACGATCCGGCCCTGAGCCACAGGAGCACTCTGCATGGGGCCTCTCCCACCAAGGGATGAGGCATCGATGTCGCGCTCTCGCGATCGAGCATTCGATCCAGCAGGATTCCAGTTGACTGGACGCTTCCCCGGATTCTTTCGTTTGGCCTGGGGCTTGGCCTTCGATGGTTTCTTCTGAGTCTTGCCGGGAGGCATAGATTCAACGAGTCACACGGGTGTGTGCTCGTAAGCACAGTTTCCACGGGTTCCACCACTGTGCAATGGCGGACTGTTCATCATGTGATGCAGCAACGATACCTAATTGAGTCTCTCATCGCACTCGGCGACTGGTACCACTGGCAAGAGCTTTTCCCTGTTCTGTGAAGGAAGGTAATAAGCTGGCCTGAAGCCCCAGGTTCTTGGTTGCTGCCAATCCGTGCAGTCTCTCGACAAATTCCGGCTCATGATCCTTACGAGTCGCGACGGGCGCGCTCATGATCCAATGCCTTAGTACGGAATTTCACCATGTGATCCCTTTGTCCCGGAGTTGTCCAGGCAAATCACACGATTCCTTGCGTCCCATCAACGAGATGCGCAAACCGTTTTGGAGAGTCTATGTCACATGACCCCGTCACCGCCAACGTCTGGCGATGTTAGATGGTGACCCTATCCATTGGGAGATGTTGACGCTATCCACTGCGGAAAGACCACGGTTACTTGTGGCAGGCTGAATGATGCAAACCCGCACACAGCCTCACTATGCTCATCGTATGGCCACGATCGACGTTCAGATACACGTCGTGCGACAAGAGCGCCTCACATGTACTCGACATGGGGCACCCACAATGGGAGCAGGGAGACTGGGCTAGTTTCGAAGGCCCGCCCGCAATCGCGCGATGCGATGCGATGAGACGACTCAAATCAAGTCTTTCCATGGTACCTTTTGTTGACGCAGGGGCTACTGCGTTCCGTTTCCCCCGCACTCGGCGTGGTTGTTGGGTCGGTGCCCGTGTTGCACTTACTGCGGTGGGGGAGTCTAGTCTCCAAGAGGAATTCCGAGGTCGCGCAGGGCCGCGTGATCCTCATCCTCCATGTCCCACTCGTTATCCATCCGATAGTGGTAGTACCTAGTTAACAGTTGCTGGTACTCATCCACAACGAGTGAATCGCAAAGTGCCTCAGTGTCTCGGTCGACTCGGGTTCGTCTGGCGAAATCCGGTCTCGGGAGCCTTCGCTCAATCCGCCGACGTCTGATCACAGTCCGTACCATCGGAAACTTGACAGTCATACCTACTTCGTACTTCGGCATGTGTCTCCATTTCGTGGCAGTTCGAGTGACCACCTCGTCTGTCTCCTCGTCGTACGACTGAGAAGCCAACCAAGGGGCTTTGAGCGGAGAAGGCGCCTCCTCGACATTGAGCTCCGGATGGCGGAGCGGTCGCTCAGACACAACAAAATAGGGATCCGACCTGAGGATCTCGAGCGCGAGGGCGCGCTGCGAACCAGTCGGTTTGTTGGTCTTGAAGCCATCCGGCTTCGACACACCCATCCCACCCAAGGAAGGGTGGAGGAACAGGTTGCGTCCCGCACACTCAAGGTTGATCTCCCGTCTGAAACGCTTGAGGTACATGGCCAGGACATCGGCTGGTCGCCGAGCCCCTTCCAGCATCCGATTTATCACCGAGCAATAGCTCTTGGTATCGGTGACACTCGCAGTCTGGTCGTCGTCTGAGTTGCTAAGGACCTTGTTCTGTCCAAAGAAGAGCCCAACATTGAAGAACGGAATGTATTTGGGACTCGAACGGCGAGACTTACATCGCTGGAGCCACTTCCCAGTGGCGTCGCCCTTGATCTGAAACCAGTCAGACTGGACTTCGTAGGCACGCTTGAGATCATAGTGGTAGCACGCAGAGTTCGCATTGGCGTATGTGTCGTGATGGTAGGCTTTGCCTGGGCTCATCTTCAAGCCGACCGCCTCTCCAACTTCACAGTGCTTGGCCCATAAGGACTTGGGCGCAACGTACAACATGTCGTCGCCATTGACTAGCACTCCTTGCATCTTGGACTTGAGCGTCCGTCGGTCCCCCGCAGAGCGGCAGGTAACAAGGTACACCCCGAGGTTCGCGAGGCATAGGATTGGGAAAGACAGGATCGAACCCATCAACTGTCCATTCGTCTGCTGTATTGGCTCAACAGGACGATCTTCATCCGGAGGATACTCACACCAATGGGGCGCAAGAACCTTTTTCCAGACGTTGGCAGAAGTGGGGTCCAACCCGTCGACCAACCGCCCCAAGATCGAGGCGGAGAGCCGGGCAGACAGGCCATCTGTTGCCGCGCTGTAATCCACCGAGAACCACTCCTTGGATTCGTCCTTGTCCGACCACACAGGGTTGTGTGCCAGATCAAACAGATCAGTCGCTTGCAGCGGCCGCCCGATGAGACGAAAAGGTGGCATCTCGCGCATGATATCGTGAAGAATGCGTTGGAGAGGCTTGCTGGCGTAATAGGGTATCGCGTTCCCTTTGGAAATGACGCGAACCTTCAACGGCTCAACAACAGCCTGAATGGTAGCGAGGAGGACTGGCTCCTTCGCATACGCCGCGAAGCTCTTGCGGACGTAATCGTACCACTGGTATTCCCCGGAAGGATATCCCCAGGTCTCCAAAACGACATTGTGGCGAACGGCTCCGCCCACGACCACCCGATGGTGGAATGTCATGCCTACCAGCTCAGGATCACGCCGATAGTGAGTAGGATTGAGCGGGTTGCACCAGACGAGGTTCGGGACAACTAGGTGTTTCCCCTTTACCCCGCCTGCGATGGCAGCCAGCTGGCCCCCGTACTGACGGGGGTTCTCATAGCACGCTCGCGTGGATGCGACGTGTTGAGCAGGCACCGACCGAGAGAGGTAGCTGTATTCCCATACACTCTCTCCGGTCGCTTCGTCCAGGACCAAGCGTCGGTCAAACAACCGGCTCCTGATGTCACGAAGAACGGGCTCCAATTCCTCAAGGAGCTGATCAAGCATGGAATCCTGGATCGGATCCACGCCCCCCATCGCCTTCCGGTGATCCTCATATGTAGCACGTATGAGGTCCTCAGACAGGGGCAACGCCGCACGCTTCGCTTGCAGCCAGGAGTACCACAGGTGTGTATTCTTCTGACTGAACTTGGCAATGCGGTGCTGGGACCAGCTCAACCACTGCCCACTGGGAGACCAGGGCAGGTCGGGAACCGACGGTGGCGTCGTTCCGACAAGGTATTGAGCCATGGGCAAGCACAGCATGTGCTTTGCCCGTTTCACAAATGTCGCCTCATCATCCACGGTGAGGTAGGCAACAGACTGCGTTCTCAATGACTCCTTCACGGGGTCTGGACACGAGTGATCTTGCAACACAGCAAGTAAACCACCCGTTAGGACGCGAGCTCTTAAGTCCGCTGCGTGTAGCTCACGCACGGCAGGCCGCTCGTTGGGGCCTATCATTTCGATGCTGATACATTCTGGTGACCTACCAGAGGATTCAGACATCTTTCCAACGTTAGTTATATTCAAGCAGGGCGCTCAAAAAGCCTTGTATTGGAATTCGAGTTACTGGAAAC